GGCCACTCAGGTGAAAGCGCTTCCGGTCGGGGTCGAAGAGCTCGTGCCAGCAGTGATCCAGGGGTCTTTGATCCTAGTGAAGCTGGGCGGCATGGACACGCTTCCGGCCGGCGCGAATTACTGCGACTTCCGCATTGACTGTGCGAACAGCGAGCGCTTCTACCGGACCATTCAATTTAACAGGGTGGACAACTGATGATCGATGCATCGCAACTGCCGAGCGTGCCCAACACGGAGCTCCTGAAGCAGCAGGAAGAGGCCGCCGTCGAATACGCGCGCGCGCCGGCAGCACCTGGCGCGCCGCACGGCGCCGGCCGCCCGCTAGCAGTGCAGGGGACAACACGATGAGCTGGAAGCTGATCACTCCCCCTGTCGGCCTGGCGGTTTCGATGGCCGAGGCGCGCACCGCGGCGCGCGTGGACGTTAGTGAAGATGGCACGTCGCCCCTCGATGGCGAAATTCAGCGTGCTATTCGTACCTACACTACTGAAGCGGAAGGCGAAACGAACCGCGCTGTGATGGAACAGACCTGGCGCCTGACGCTGGATGGCTTTAAGGGTGCGATCGCGCTTCGCCGGCCGCCGCTGCTCCAAGTGGTTCACTTAAAGTTCTACGACGCCGACATGGTCCTGCAGACGCTCCATCCTGAGGACTATCAGGTCGACGGCGAAAGCGAGCCGGGCTTCATCCTTGCCGCGCCGGGCCGCGCCTGGCCAGCAACGGGCCGCTCGGTCAACTCGGTCGAGGTTCAGATCCGCTGCGGCTACGGGCCGGACCACACGAGCGTCCCGGACGCCATCTCCGGCTTCATCCTGGCGCGCTTGAGCGAGCACTTCCAGTCCGGCGGTCAGCCTAAAAATGAGCACGTCAAGCGGCTGTTGTGGCCAGAGGTGGTGATCGCATGAACATGAACCACCGAATCGCGCTGCTGAAGCCGCCGACCGGGCGCGGCAGAGGCGGTCAGCCTGCGGGTGACTGGATGCTGCTCCAAGAAGTGTGGGGCAACGTCAAGTTTCAAAGCGGCGCCGAGGTGATGCGTGCCAATGCCGACGTTTCGATTGTGAAGTGCTCCATCAGGATCCGAGCACGCCGCGATGTTGATGCAGCGATGCGCGCCCGTTACCTAGGCGTCACATACGAGATCAAGGCAGTGCTGCCCGACTCGAGCAATCGAGATTTCGTGTTTCTCGTCTGCGAAAGTGCAAAGCAATGAACTTCGATCCGTCAGATCTGCTCGATGCCGTGCGCCAGGCCGCAGAAGAAATCATAGGCTTGGTCGACGAGGACACGCTGCGCGCAGTTGGGTTTTCAGGTGCCGAGCTATTCCGCGAAGAAGCTAAGCGAAACGCTCAGGCCCGGGCCCAGACCTACACGATTCACAACAACATCATCGTCAAGCGGCTCGAAGAAGAGTCGGACGGCGCCAACCGGCAGGTCTATCTGGTTACCGTCCGCGCCGGCAAGTACGGGGGAAGCGACGCATTCTATTGGCGATGGGTCGAAGCCGGCCACAAGTTTGTCCCGAAAAACAAAACGGTCAGCAAGAAGACTGGCCGCACGATCGGATGGGCTGCTCATCGAAGCGCGGCCGATCTCGAATATGGCAATTCCCGCGTGCCTGCGTATCCATTCATGCGGCCCGCGTTTGACTCCCAGCAGGCTGGCGCGATTGATCTGATGACCAACACCCTGGCTGAGCAACTTGCAAGGAACCCCGCCCGATGATTACTGCCGAAGACCTCGTCTATGAAGCGCTCGTGCACCTCGCTGGAGGGCGGGTATTTCCCGATATCGCGCCGCAGAACAGCGACACCCCGTACATCACGTACCAGGCGGTGGGCGGCGTGCCGATCAACTTCGTGACCGGTGAAACGCCGGCGAAGCAGAAGGTCCGGATGCAGGTGAATGTCTGGGCAAGCGAACAAGACGGCCGCGTGGCGGTTTCCGAGCTCGGCAAGCAGGTCGAGGATTCGCTCCGCTCAGCTACCGACCTGCAGACTGAAGTCATAAACGGCCGCGCCGCTACGTACGACGAACACACCAACTACCGCGGAACCCTGCAGGACTTTTACTTGTTCTGCTAACCATGCACGTTTTCCCCTTCAAGCCGCCCTGTGCAAACCGGGCGGCTTTTTTCATGCCCGGCTACCGGGCTCTACCCCTGAAAGGCCCTCATGAAACTGCCAAATAACATCGCGTTCGCTGTGGCGACCGCATTTGCTGCGTCGGTCAGCATCACCGCCGCCACGAACGCAACCGAAGCTGTGTGCACCGCGACGAATACCTTCGCCCTGGGCGACTTCGTCGAATATTCCGGCGGCTGGAGCGCAGCAAACGGCCGCGTGTTCCGCCTGAAAGCGGCATCCGGCACCTCGTTCACGCTCGAAGGCCTGGACACGACTGATACCAGCCTGTTCCCGGTCGGAGCCGGTACCGGCACGGTGCGCAAGGTCACGACCTGGGTGCCGATCATCCAGGTGACGGCGGCTGAAGTCTCAGGCGGCGACGGCAAGTTCGTCGAGGTGCCGCTGCTCGACACCGACATGCCGGTGTCGCTGCCGGACGGCTTCACTGCGACCACCGTCGCGCTGACGATCGCTGACGAGAAAGGCGCGCCTCACCATGCTGCGCTGAAAAGTGTCTCGGACGGCGTGAAGTTGACCTGCCTGCGCGCGCAGCTGCCAAACAACGGCGGCCTGATGCTCTACGCCGGCTACTGCTCGTTCAACGAGTCGCCAAGCCTGGGCAAGGGCAACGTCATGGCGGTGAAGGCCACCTTCTCGCTGCAGAACAAAGTCGTCCGCTACTAATCCGTTTTTGCCAGCCGGCGCCGAATTGTCGGTGCCAGCTTTTCAGCCGCGTGGTCGCACCTCGCGGTCTTTTTCCCCGTTATACCTTTGAAAGATAAAAATCATGGCAACCAAAGCTACCAAAATCGTCCTCGGCAAACGTCCATCGGCATTCAAGAAAGAAGTGAAGTGCACCATGCTGGATGGCTCGACCGGCTGCATGGAAGTCGATTACGTCTACCGCAGCCGTACGGAGCTGGCCGAGCTGATCGATACGATGCAGGCAAAGCTGAAAGACGAAGCGAACGTCGAGATCGAGCGCTTCAAGGCCGCTGTCGAGAAGTCGAAGGAATCGGGCGAACCGATCCCTGAATTCACGACCACGCAGACCGAAATCGTGAAACGCCAATCGGCCATCTCTGGCGAGTACATCCTGAAAATCGTCAAGGGCTGGAACCTTGACGCCGACTTCGACAAGGAAGGCGTGGCCGAACTGGTCGATACCCTGCCAGCCATGGCGGAAGCGATCAAGGACGACTATCGCTCGGCGATCAACGAAGGCCGCCTGGGAAACTAACCCAAATCGCCACTGCCATGTACGAGCCAGGTTTGACGAAAAAGGATCTGGCCGAGATGGAAGCTGGCGGTTTCACGGTCGACGATTACCCGGACGAGGAAGTGGAGGTGTGGCCGGAGAACTGGCCAGCCTACGTACTATTTTCGTTCATGCGCACGCAGTGGCGCGCAGGCGGGATGGGCATCATCGGTCTCGACTACGGTCCTCTTCACCGGAAGATGGATCGGATGGATCTAACTCCAGACGCGTATGACGACCTTGAGTCAGATATCCAGACGATGGAGTTTGCTGCGCTCCGTGCCATGAACGACCGGGACGACTAACAAGTACCAACGAAGCCCTGTTCGCTTACGCGTCAGGGCTTCACTATTTCAGGGCTGCCATGACCGATATCGTGAACAACGCAACAATTCGGGTGGTAGCTGATGCCTCCGGCGTCGAGGCGGGCCTGCGTCCGGCGATCGATGCAGCGCAGCGCGCTGGCGCGGCGATCACCCAATCGGGTGAACGTGCGGCAGGCGCTGCACGCGCCGTTGAGTCGGCGCAACGCAACATTATCGCCTCGATTCAGCGCACGACCATGGCCATGGAGGCCGGTGGGCGCACCACGGCGGCCTACTACGAGGCAAGCGCTCGCCAGAAGAACGTCGATCCAGCGGCATTGACGCCGTACCTGAACCAGCTGCGCGCCGTCGAGGTGGCTCAGGCGAAGGCGACTGAATCAACGCGCGCTCACGCCATCGCCGCGCGTGACCTGGCGCAGGCGCAAACCAACAAAGATTCGTTCTTGGCCGGATTGCGTGAGCAGATCGCCCTGTTTGGCAAATCGGCAGATGAGGTGCTGCGTTACCGCGCTGCCCAGGCCGGCGCGTCGCAAGAGTCGTCGATGCTGATTCTGCAATTGAACAACATGCGTGCGGCCCACGACCAGGTTGCGTCGGCCACGCGCGCCCAAGCGACCGCAGAGCGTGAAGCGGCGCAAGCCCAGGCAAACAAGGAATCGTTCTTATCGGGCTTGCGCGAGCAGGTTGCGCTGTTCGGGAAGTCGGCAGATGAAGTGCTCCGCTATCGCGCCGCTCAGGCCGGCGCCTCGCAGGAGGCTGGCCAGCTGATCGCGCAGTTGCACAGCATGCGCTTGGCGCAGGAGCAGGTTGAAGCGGCAGCGCGCGCGACCGCGGCGGCACAGCGCGAGGCTGCGCAAACTCAAGCCAATAAAGAATCGTTTTTGGCGGCCCTGCGCGAGCAGGTCACCCTGTTCGGAAAATCGGCTGATGAGGTCTTGCGCTTTCGCGCAGCTCAGGCCGGCGCAGCGCAGGAATCAGCCCAGCTGATCCTTCAACTGCAAAACATGCGCGCCGCTCAAGAGCAAGTTGAGGTTGCCGCTCGCGCGGCTGCGGCAGCACAGCGGGAGGTCGCGCAGCTTCAGGCAAACAAGGATTCGTTCCTGGCGGGCCTGCGTGAGCAGGTGACGTTGTTCGGCAAATCGGCTGACGAGGTCTTGCGGTACCGTGCCGCCCAAGCTGGCGCGACGCAGGAATCGGCCCAGCTGATTCTGCAACTGCAAAACATGCGTGCAGCACAAGAGCAGGTGACGACGGCCGCACGCGCGGCTGCGACCGCTCAGCGTGAGGCTGCCCAGGCCGACGCATCCAAAGCAACGTTCATTCAGGGATTGCGCGATCAAATCGCGCTGTTCGGCCTCTCCACCGATGAGGTGCTCCGCTACCGCGCCGCGCAAACCGGCGCTGTGAGCGCTGCTGATCCGCTGATTGCCAAGCTGCGTGACCTGCGCCTTGCTCAGGAGCAGGCTACGTACGGTGAGCGCATGTTCGCGCAGGCACAGCGTGAGGCCGCACAGGCCCGCACCGGCCAAGACTCGTTCGTGAAAGGTCTCGAGCAACAGGCGGCCGCGATTGGCAAGACCCGTCTCGAGCTGATCGAGATGCAGGCGGCACAGTTGGGTGTTACGACACGTGCCAAGCCATTCATCGACCAGATCCGGGCCTCGGAACAGGCCCTTCAGAATGGAGGCATGTCTGCGGGTGCAATGAACGCTGCTCTGCGCAACGTTCCAGCGCAGATGACTGACATTATTGTCAGCCTGCAAGGTGGCCAAGCGCCGCTCACCGTGCTCTTGCAGCAGGGTGGCCAGTTACGTGACATGTTTGGCAGCGTGGGCGGAGCAGCAAAGGCGCTCGGCGGCGCAGTCCTCGGCCTGATCAATCCGTACACCGTCGCGGTCGCAACCCTGGCGCTTGGCGCGGCGGCACTGAAGGCTGGCCACGAGGAAGGCATCCGCTACTCGCGTGCGCTCGCCTTGACCGGCAATATCGCCGGCACGACTTCGCTGCAGATGGCGGATATGGCGAACAATATCGGCGCGGTCAGCGGCTCGCAGCGCGAGGCCGCAGCCGCTTTGACGCTGCTGGCCGGTACAGGCTCTATCGCTGTGGGCGACCTTGAGCGTTTCGGCACCGTTGCGGTTGACGCTCAGCATGTGCTCAAGAAAAGTATTGAAGATACCGCTAAGGAATTCGCAGACTTGGGCAAATCGCCGCTCAGCGCGCTGCAGTCCATCAACGAGAAGTACCATTTCATCACCGCAGCCACCTACGAACAGGTCAAGGCGGCCCAGGAGCAGGGCCGGACAATCGAAGCGGCGAGCATCGCACAGCGCGCCTACGCGGACGGAATTACTGGCCAGCGTCAGAAGGTCCTCGACAGCCTGACCGATTGGGAGCGCGGCTGGCTGCGAATCAAAAAAGGCATTTCGGGTGCGATCGATGCGGCTATTGACTTCGCCGGCGGCCGGGAAGTTGGGCCACAAGAGCGGATTAATGCCTTGCTGGCTCAACGCGAAGCAACGCAGGCGCGCGTCAATCGTCTCCAAGAGGCCGGAAAACGTCGCGACGGTGATAAGTACGATCCCTCGAAGGACCGAGACTTGGCGGGCGCCCAGTCTGCACTGCAACTGAACCAGCGCGAAATTGACGCGATCCGCGAAAAGGGCAAGGCTGCAAAGGATGCAGCGGCGGCCGAGGCCGCGACAGTTCGGGCCGATGAGCTTCGTATCAAATGGCTGGATGAGAAGAATGTCCTCCTGACGCGCCAGCAGCTGCTGGCCCGCGACCTGTCGGCTGCTGAGACTGCCGGGCGTGAGAATGGTTTGGGCGACGCGGAAATCCAAGAGCGTTTATCGGTCGTGCGCCGTAAGTACAACGATGTATACGTCGACGGCATCGATCGCAGCATCACGGCGCTCCGCAAGCGCGGCGAACTGGAAGGCTTGATCAGTCAGCGCGCGCTGGCGCAAATCGAAGCACAGCGCAACGCGGGTAGCATCTCGGAAGATGAGGCGCTGCGCCAAACGGCCGCCGAGCAGGTCGCGCAGCTCAATCGTCAGGAAAGCAGCATGCGAGCGCAGCTCGGCATGGTTCGATCCAAGATCGGCAGCCAGCGAGAGCAGCTTGACCTAGAAGGTCAGATTGCCATGCTAGGCGCCCAGCGTACCAGCCGGGCAATGCAGCTAGAAAACGATTTGGCCGCAGCCCAGCGTGCACGCGCGAAGGAGAGCAGCGATCTGCACCTGAAGGGTATAGAGACGGCCAGCGCGGAACTTGGAACCATCCGGACTCAGGTCGAAGCCCAGCGCGTGGCCAACAGCGAGATCGGGCTGAGCAAAGCCGCGCTCGCTGATCTGCAGTTTGAGCGCCTCAGTGATACCGCCGCCCTCAAAGATCAGACGGCCGCCATGCTGGAAGCAATCGAGCCGGGCAGTGCACTGGCTGAGCGCTATCGGCGCCAGGCGGAAGAGCTGCGCAACCTTGCCGCAGCAAAGCGCGAAGGTACCGTCAAGCTCGACGCTGCAGAATCGAACAAGAAGGCGCTTGACGAGCTCAACCAGTTCCTTGACCCGGGCCGAGCTGAAACGTTTGGCGAGGCTCTGCGTGAGGCGTTCGGTGGCGCTGGCGATGCAATCTCGAAGATGACAGCGTCGCTAGATGGGTTTGCTCGTCGCCAAGAGCAGATTTCCAAAGCACGAGCGACGGCTGAAGCCCTGCGCGGCACGAAGGACTTTGACGAGATCAAGTACCAGAAGACGGTCTTGGAGCTAAACGAGCGGGACACCAAAAACCGCTTGTCGGGCTATGGCTCCATGGCCAGTGCTGCCGCTGAATTCTTCGGTGAGCAGAGTCGTGGCTATGAATCCATGATGGCCGTCTCGAAAGTCTTCCATGCTGCAGAGCTGGCAATGACGCTGGCCGAGCTGGTGCCGAAGGGCATCGCAGCGGTACTGGGCCAAGGCGCCGGCGATCCGTACTCGGCACCAGCGCGCATGGCTGCAATGGCTGCAATCGTGGCTGGTCTGGGCGTTGCCATTGGCGGCGTGTCTGGCGGCAGCAGCGTGCCGATCTCCGAGTCGCGCCAAAAGAAACAGGGCACCGGCTCGGTGCTGGGTTCGGATGCAAAGTCCGAATCTATCGCGCGCGCGCTTGATGGCATCGAAGGCGCGACGGTTCAGGGCCTAGCCATCAGCAACGGCATGCTCGCTTCGTTACGCAATATTGAGGTGGGCATCGGGCAATTTTCGTCGCTACTGGTGCGAACCACCGGCGTGACGGGCAAGTTCGGCGCGGACATGGGCAAGAACGTGTTCGACGCCAAGGCCATCGGATTGGGTGGTGCTGTCCTGGGCGGTGTCGGCGGCGCCATGGGTGGGGCTTACCTCGGCATGGGAGCCAGCCAGATTGGCCTGATGCTTGGTGGTCCAGTCGGTATGGCACTCGGTGCCGCGCTAGGGGCGGTAATCGGCAAGACGTTCATCGGCAAGGCGCTGGGCAGCGTCTTCGGCGGGAAACAAACCGTTGAGGATACTGGCTTCACGCTGGACAAGACGAGCTTTGCTGGCATCCTGGCCGACGGTGCCAGCGCATCGCAGTATGTCGACATCAAGAAGGACGGCGGTTGGTTCGGTAGCGACAAGAAGAGCACCAAGATGGAGGGCATCGGCGCCGATGGCAATCGCCAGATAGCTGGCATCCTAACGTCGCTGTACGACACAGTGTTCGAAGCAGGCAAAATACTGGGTATTGGGGCCGACGGCTTCGAAGCGCAGCTGAGCAGTTTCGTAGTCGACATCGGCAAGATCAGCCTGAAAGGGTTGTCCGACGACGAGATCGAAAAAGAGCTGTCGGCCGTGTTCTCAAAGGTCGGCGACGACCTGGCCAAGTTCGGCGTAGATGGCCTGGGCCAGTTCCAGAAAGTGGGCGAGGGCTATCTCGAAACCCTGACCCGCGTGGCGACCAATTACCAGGCCGTCACCGTGGTAACAGATTCGATGGGGATGACTTTCAACGCCGTCGGGCTGGCGTCGGTCGGTGCGCGCGAGCGGCTTATCGATCTGGTCGGCGGCCTGGACGAATTCACTTCCGGCGCAGACCAGTTCCTTGCCGACTTCTACACCGACAAGGAGCGGGCCGACTCGCTGCGTACGCGCATCATGCCAACGCTCGACCAGTACGGCATCAAGACCGGCGCCGAGGATTCGCTGAAGC